CAAGTCCAAGCAGTTATGAATGACCCAGCAGTCCAAAAATTAGGTAAATCGGCAATTAAGACTGCTGTCTCATATATTCCAGTGGTCGGTCCTCCAGCATCAACAGCATTAGGATTAATGGGTTGGGGCGGTGTACCACGAAAAGAAATTGTTAAAAAGATTATGGCAGAAAAAGGAATGGGAATGATTGAGGCATCTAAATATGTTAAAGCAAATAATCTATATCAACCAAAACCAAAAACACCACGAGGCAAAAAGTGATGGGGTTAATCCCTCAAAGGTCGCTTAGATTTCTTGGAAAAACATAATTTATTTTATATAAATCTAATATATAAAATAAATGGCGATTAAGGATTTAAGTTTAGAAGAAATCTTAAACAATAAGAAAATCACAGATAGTTCAAGAAAGTTATATAATGCTAATTTTGTTAGATTAAATGACGGACAACCAGTTCTTAAATTTGACTTTTTAAAAGATGTTCCAACTATTACTGATAAATTAAGTAAATATAAACCAAACACTCAGAGAGCATATATAATTGCTATCACATCCTTAATGGGAGATTTAAAGGAGACTAATCCTAAAAAGTATAAAAAGACGTATGATGAATATTATAAACTTTTAACAAACTATAACACTACTTTAAAAGACCAGACTGCCCAATCTAGTAATGAGAAGGAAAATTGGATTACTCCAGAAAAGAAACAAGAAGTAATTGCCGAATGCGAAAAGATTATAGAAGAAATCGGAAACAAACGAAAAATTACAGAGGAGCAATATAATAAATTGTTTGAATGTCTTGTACTATCATTATATACTAAAATTCCTCCTAGACGTAATGTAGACTATCAGGACATGTTAATCGTCCGTAAGAACACAACACAAGATGCTACTAATAACTTTTTAGATGTAGCAAGTAAGAAGTTTATATTTAATAAATATAAAACTGCTGGTTCTTATAAAACACAAACCTTAGACATTCCAGACGACCTCATGAAGATTATAACTTTATACTTAAAACATCGTCCCAAGTATCTTTTAGAAAAAGATACGGCAAAAGAGGGGGAAGATACAAATCAATTTTTAGTGTCCTTTAAAGGAGAACCCTATACACAAAATAACTCGATGACTAGAATACTAAATAAAATCTTTGACGCAAAGGTAGGTGCTTCTATGTTGAGGAAGTTATACTTAACTAATAAATACGGAGATACATTAGATGAGTTAAAGTCTGATGTTGCCCAAATGGGAACAAGTGTAGAAGTTGCTAAAAACAACTATATTAAAGATGTAGATTAGAAAATCTTAAAAAATATAATATATTTCATATATATAATGATTTTAAATCCTTCAAGTGGCAGTGGGACTATTGCTGATGGTTCTATAACAGAAGCAAAATTAGATACATTAGTCGTAAATAAACTAAATACAATCTCAAGTGGTATTGCTGATAATGCGGTCACGGAAAGCAAAATAGCAACTAACGCAGTCACTAGTACCAAAATTAATGATAATGCGGTCACAGAAAGCAAAATAGCAACTAACGCTATAACTAATATAAAATTGGCGACTAATACTATAACTGGAAATAAAATAGCACAAACCACTATAACTGGTGGAGGTTTTGAAGGAAACATAGCACAAAACACTATTACAGGATTTAATATTGCCGACTACTCTATTACATCGTCCGAAATTGCTTCTGGGACAATACTTACTAGTAATATAGCAAGTGGGACTATACAAGGTGCGAATATAGCAAGTGGAACTATAACATCGTCTAATATAGCAGATGGGACTATTTTAGGGACTGATATAAGTAATAATACTATAACTGGTGCTAATATAGCACTTCAATCTATTCAATCTAATCGTATTGTTGATAACTCTATTACATTTAATCAAATTGCCGACAACACTATTACTAATTCTAATATTTATACTGGAACTATTACTGGTTCTAAAATTGCTTCTGGAACTATTACAACGAATAATATAGCAGATGGGACTATTTTAGGTACTGATATAAGTAATAATACTATTACATCATCTAATATAGCAGATGGGACTATTTTAGGGACTGATATAAGTAATAGAACAATAACAGGTGCTAAAATAGCACTTCAAACAATAGAACTTGAAAATGTATCAGCGACATTTCTTACTGGACTTGGAAATGTTATTAGTAATGGTCTTAACAATATAACATCATCTAATATAGTAGATGGGTCTATTTTAGGGACTGATATAAGTGCGAGAACCATAACAGGTTCTAATATAGCACTTGGGACAATTGAAGGTATTAATATGTCGTCAGCATTTATTAGTGCTCTTTCTACTGCCTTTACTGATATATCCATAAACTCGTCCAATATAGTAAATGGTTCTATTTTAGGGACTGATATAAGTAATAACACTATAACATCGTCTAATATAGCAGATGGGACTATTTTAGGAACTAATATAAGTAATGGAACTATAACATCGTCCCATATAGTAGATGGGACAATTTTAGGGACTGATATAAGTAATGCTACTATTACTGGTTCTAAAATTGCTACTGGAACTATAACATCAACTAATATATTAGATGGGACTATTTTAGGAACTGATATAAGTAATAGCACTATATCACAGGCAAAATTAGATAGTGCCTTACAACTTCTATTAACGCAATATGGCGATAATATTGTTGCTCTATCAACACCGCGAGGAACTATTAAAGTTGTTAATTTTTCAAGTCTAGGTAATGAAACTAGTATTGAATATAATGTTTCATATTTAGATACATCAAGTAATATTGCTACACAAGCATTTGGCGGTATTGTCCAAGCAGGTGGTAGTTCTACTGATTTTTATAGATTACCTACTTATGATATAACAAGAACACATATAAAAGTAGATTTAACAATTGGTGCTGGAAATATTATAGATGCTTTTCAATTAGTTCAAGGAGCAACACAAGTTTCTTTATCACAAGATAAAAAAAATCTTAGAATGTCTGTTGGTTATGGATACGCACATACTAATATAATTTTAGCATATAGCATAACTAATTAATTAGTCATTTCAATCTCTCGAAAATAAATAATTAGAACTACATTTTTTTTATAATATTTAATTTTCAATAAATATTATAAACAATTACGAGTTCTATGCGAAATCTAACATTTTAGATTTGTAATGGATTTCTTTATAACACAAATCTAACTAAAATACATTATAAATACATTATATAGAGGAATAATTTATAAATTATTACTATTTAATATCTAAATTAGATAGATTTATAATAGATTTCTTATTGTAATAAATCTATTTAGATTTCTCGCATTAGAGCAACCCATTTTTATATATAGTTTTATTAATCTCTCTAAAATAATAAAAAAAATAGATTTATTTATTTATTTTAGAGAGAATGCTTTAATTAATTAATTAATTACTGACCTTGGGGATGTTGGTGATGAATATATGTCGTCTGTGTCTTCTGTAGTATATGCGTCTTCTGTTTCGTCATCATCATTAATACCATATATTAAATCATTTAACTTCTTACCAAAACACGAAGTCCAAGTAAGATTATATGCTATGTCCCATTCTTTATCTGAATTTAAGTCAAAATTAAAAGTTGCCCTCATAACATCAACTCCTTCTTCGTTTTGTTCCCCAATGTCTTCTAAATCTACATGAACCCTAAAATATAGATTATTCTTAATAGTATGTCTTAAATACTTATATTCAACATTATCAATCAACTCAAGATAATCAGCATCTTCAATACTCATCCAAACATCGTGTTCCGGCATACTTGGTACTTGTATAAATATTTATAAATAATTGATTTCAATTTTTTTTTATAATTAAATATATGTTTTAAAATGCTTATATATGTTTTAAAACGCTTTTATGATTATAAAAAAAAATTGAAATGATTTATTTAAATCTTTTTAGGACACTATAAAAAAATTGAAAGCAATTTATAAAAACCTTAAAAGGACATCCAGACTATAATAATGCCATCAAACTGGAAGACTGCCGTTAGTCCGAAAGAGGTGCTGGACTTGTCTAAAGATGTTACTATGATTATTCAAGGAAAAAATGGGGTGACCGGATTTTATGTTATAACTCTGGGAGACCTTGATAAAGCAACAGCAAAGTCAGAAGGACAAATAAAGTTCTTTGAAATGGTTTTAGACAAAATTGACTCTGGTCTGACAGCAGTAATTCTGGAGAATAAAAGTGATTTAATGAAGGAAATCGCAGTAAAGCAGAAACGTGACGGAAATGTAAAGCGTATATTTGAACTTGAAATACAGAGGGAAAAAGAATATATTGAATTATTTAAAATTAAAAAGTTGATTTATACAAGTTTAATTAAAGAGAAAGACTTATCTAAACTCGGAGATTTATTGCTCACTAAATTGCGTACATCATTCTCTAATAGTTTAGAATTAACAGAAGAATTAGTATCACTGGGACGCACTAAAGAAACAGAATATTTGAAAGATGCTAAGGACGCACGAGATGTGTATGAAACACTGGAAGACCAAATAAAATTGTATAATCACAGAAAAGACATGATTATTTCAAACAAGATAGTGATAAGACGCTAAGATAGTTTTGTTGGGTGGGTTTATCCATGGTTCAATATCAATTAAACTTCAATAAGAGCATTATCAAGCAAAAACTTTTTTTTTCTTAAATATTTGTTATGTATTATGTATATATTGATATTTAGAATTGAAATTGAAGTTAAAAAAATTAAGTTAAGGTAAGAAACACTTAACAGCAAACAAAAGATGTATGTAAGGTTTTTTAATTTTATAAATTGTTGGAAGCAAACTTCAATTGTCCTTTTAAGGAATAACCCCAATCACCCAAATCAACTACTCCTGCTCCTCATACACACTACTTAATCCGTTATAGAACTCTTCTCCGTAGTAAGCAATCCAGCATCTATCAATAAACGCATCGCTGTTATAGTAGTACTTGCCCTTTTGTTTAACAGCATCGTCTAAATATCTAGTTTTGCTAATAATCTCTCTAAGATTTAATAACTTTGTATTAAATCCTTCATAACTTAGAATAAATGATTTAAACTTATTCATATTTAACATAAATTCTTTAATGTCTACTCCCTTCTTAAGATTAACTACCTCTTTAACATCTTCAACAAATCCGCATAGACGTGTTTGGTTCTGGTGTCTCCATAAATGACGAACAAGTCTGTTACACTTACCGCACATTTCATACCCACTTCTAATTTTTTCTTCGTCGCTTAGCACATTTCGTGCTTTACGTGCTTGTTTAGACATTTTTGTATGATGTACTACAATAGGGTTTGAAACAATACGTTCTCGTTCGACTTGAATATATTGAATAATTACTTCTTTTTGATTAACATTAGAATGTGCTAATTTTAACTCATTACAAATTTGAAGATAAATTCCTTCTGGTAGATGCTCTGTGATAGTATCGAGCAGATTCATAATATTTTGAAGCGACTTAACAAGGTCTACAGAGTTAGCGTTATTAACTGCCATTTGTAATTTTATACCTCCTAGAAAGTTAAAAAAAAAGATTTCAATTTTTTTTATAATTGAATAAGTGTTTTAAAACGCTTATATATAAAATATATATTTTTAGATTATAAAAAAAAATTGAAAGGATTTATTTATAAACCTTCTAGGGACACCGAAAAAATGCCTACGTATACTGAAATGATGTATAATGCTAAACACCGCCTTAATGATGTTAGTGTTGTCTGGGATAAATACTGCCATGACGACGAAGGCGAAATTGACATCATAGGAGATGAATATTTCTCAACATATAAGGAAGCAAAAAAATGGGTTAATAGATATATTAAGATAAACGGCGATGCTGAATATTTATGGAAGATAGTAGATAATACTACACATAGAACTATTAAAAACAACAAAGACGAGTTTGACGGAGAAAACGAAGGATTAATTGAATGGTATGACGACGACGAAGAATTAATTGAAGAATACGAACAAGAACTAAAAGAAGCAAGAAATAAAGAAGTTATTAGAAACATCGCTGTTAATAAAATAAAACGCAATCGTATTTACAATATGGGTTTAGGTTTAAAGTTGGCAGTCAAGAAGTTTAAGGAAGAGTTCTAAGTAGTTTTTATAAAAAACTACGACAAAAATGGACAAAAAAGGGATAACAAAAGCATGGCATACATGTTTTTTTTTGGAAGTAGAATAAACTTTTAATATTTATAAATATATATAATGGAATATTATGAAAATCTACTGGGAGGTTCACTTCAAGCACCATACGCAAGACTGGGTGGCAAATCTCGTCTTAAAAAAATAGTATTAGGACACTTCCCAAAAGATTATGAGAAGATGACTTATGTAGAACCCTTCTTTGGAGGAGGAAGTGTTTTTTATTATAAAGAACCAAGTGTTAAGGAAGTAATAAACGATTTAGATAAAAATATGTTTACTCTTATGAAGGGATTTAAGAAATACGACGGCGACCAGATTAGTAAGGACATAAATGGTAATCATTCAAGAGCATTCTTTATTAAACTACGAGACTTCGTACCTAAAAATGACTATGCTAAATTTATACGTGTTCTATTATTAACTAGATTAAGTTTTTTTGGTAAGATGACGAGTTATAGTTATTTACACGACGGCAACATTAGTTCTAATTTTGGAGACAAATTTACAACACGATTAAAAGACACTATTATATTAAATAAAGATTACAAAGATGTAATAAAAAAATATGATAGTGTTAATACCTTTTTTTATCTAGACCCTCCTTATAGTATGTCTGAGGATGCTAAATACTATGACGGACAATCTATTAAAATTACAGAGTTATATGATATAGTTAAAAATATAAAAGGCAAGTTCCTAATTAGTTATGACGATGATAAAGCAACAAAAGAGTTATTTAAGGACTTTAAAATTATGAGAGTTAAAACATCATATACACAGACACAACATGTAGACCGCAGAGATGTATATGAGATTTTAATAAGCAACTATTAGCAACCCATCAATCTATCCACATAGATACAAGTTGGTCTGGAGTCAATCCTACTTCCTTATGTGCTTTAATAATCATTCGTGTAAAGTCGTTTAATGGCATGAACATATCTTTTGCTGTTATAATTCTTAATGCGACCCATCGACCACAAGTGTTAGTGTCTCGTCCGTCGTCTTGAAAAGGTATCTTGTTAATTATATACTTATAAGGACTTAATCCTACTAATTTAGTTAATAGATTTTTGCTCTGCCCCATATCAAAATTAACAATACGAGACAACATATTCTTCTGTCTATCTATATCTATACCATAAGAGTTGAAATTTTCAATCGTGTCTCCGTATTTTAATATAACGACCCAGTGTCCTACATTATGTGCTGTTTCAACTAATATAATTCTAAAATCAAAAGGTTTCGGCATTAACTCATCGATGGTCTTATAGTCAGCGAGGTCATTATATTTAATAACCTCACTCTCCTTACCAGACCCAAAATAGCGTTCCAAATCTGCGTCACTTAAAGGTTGCTTTATTCTCTCGGCAATAACATTTAAATCCAGATTTTTAGGGACTTTAAAGTTCATATTTTATATATATATTACAGAAGATTTTATATTTTATTTATTTTTAAAATATAAAATTGATAGAATTATTATTTATTTAGAGAGATTGACGCTTGACCTAAAAGGTATAACTTATACTATAATATGATTATTGAAGTGTTCTACTAAAATTGGATTAACTCCTGTGTAAGTGACCATATGTTTTTTATTCTGTTTTAATTGTTTAAAAACCTTATTATAAATCTCTCGATTTTCGTTATACATAGCATATAACTCATCATTAAGTCTAACACCATAAATGGTTTCAATCCTATTAATAGTTATTCTTTTTCTCCGTGTCTCATTAATCTTTTCTTTATTCTTCTGGTAATAGTCCTTATAGTATGTTTTAGCATATTCGTCCCTATCAAACCTGTTAATGTTTGTCATAATACTATAATATAATATATAATCTTTATATAAAGATATTATATTATATAATACACAATGAGTATATTTGAACCAATTATAGGATACGAAAAGCATTATAGTATAAACAGACTAGGAGAGGTTATTAACAATAAGACCAAGCATCTATTAAAACCTCGTAGTGATAGACGTGGTTATTTAAGAGTTAATCTATATAAGACTAAAGTTATTAGAACCATTTTTATACATCGTCTATTAGCACTACAATTTCTACCTAATCCCAATAACTATAATATAATAGACCATATAGACCAGAACAAACAAAATAATAGTTTAGAAAATTTAAGATGGACTACCGCATCTGTAAACAATAGAAATTGTAATAGAAAAAATACAAGTGGGTTTCCTAATATACGAATAAATGAATGTGGCAATTTTCGTGTCGTGCTTTATTTAGATAACAAAAGATTATTCGATAAAACATTTAAGACACTAGATGAGGCACTAAGTGAGAGGGACTGGGCGTTCGACAACTATGGTTTAGAGAATAATTGTTATAAGTGCTGAAAGGTCAGCACACCACCTTAAACGAAGTTCCGCGTATGGGGCGGTTCCCCATATCACCGCGTTAGGTGCGAGAAGCGACTGCCACCTGACTGGACACCCATTCCGTATCCAGAACCCATAGCACTACGAGATTTTCCAACACTATTTTTAAACTCTTTTAATAAAGGCATGTCCGAAGACATAGCATTATTTGGCATCATCGCACCTCCAACCATACGTTCAAACTGCGAAGACATGATTGGATTTTCTGACGCTTCCTTTTTAGTATCGAGTACCATCGATTTAGTTAAGATACCAGTATAAATGTTAGACGAACCGGCAATTGTTGTAAATACACCTGAGTTAGCACAGATTACTACGATTTCTGGTTTAATATTAGACGCTGTGACATGGTAATTAGCAACTTCGACGCTAAATTGGAAATTGTATGCCCCAAGACTGCCACTGGAAAGGTAGTCAGGAATACTGAGGTCATACGCTGGGTTTAAGACTAAAACTGAACCAGTAGTGGGGATGTCTTGGAATCCAAATACTCCAGTTGATGTTGGTGCTGATGCTCCTACCGCGAGTGCCGTGCCAGTAGGAGTTAAAGCACGATAGACACGACTTACACCTCTGAAAGCATCCCAAGTTTGTTTAGAATGATTATTACGACTAATACGATAGAGGTCTGCTTGAGATGCTGACGATAAAAGACCACTTGTGTTATTTAAATTAACACTAATTCTAGTAATTGGTAAGAAGTGGGGTGCGAATTCTTGAGGATGTCCTGACCTATTTTGGTATACATTATCTCCGACTTTAGTACGAATAGCAATGATGAAGTAATCTGGAAGTTGATTTAACTGGATACCCTGCGAGATTAAAGTAGCAGTGGTTGGAACTAAACCAAAAGGAGCAGATGTAGCATTATAAGTAGCAGTTTGGACTTGTGTGGATGAAGGGGTAATAAATCTCGGTAAGTCCACAAACGGCACTACGTTTCTCGCAGGAATTAAATCGGTTGGTTGAGAGGATAAGAAATTTACTAATAACTCGGCATTCTGGAATAACTCAGATGTCGCAGTAGTAATACCAGTAGTATCAAGATGTCCAGCATGAATGGTTTTAAAGTTTGTTTGTGGCGACGCAGTGCTTTCCGCAATAGCAGAACACATAAGGCGACTTAATGTGCTGTCAACGTTGAAAACAAAGTTCATATTGTTAATTCCTACTAAACCTGCTTTATTGAACTGATTGTTGCCGTATGTGAATGGACTTAAACCAATAATGGGTTCAACTAATTCGGCAGTTAGAGCAATATGGAACTCATCGGCATCAGCAACTGCTACTGCTCTGTTAGTTGTTGCTGTTGATGTTGTGCGTCTAATTGAAATAACTTTAATTGGGAACGCACCACGAGGACGAGTGCCATCTAGCGACTGCTGATTATATCCAGCAAGAGGAGAATTATCTGCTGGTTTATAATACGCAGACGAAGTAGCGATTGCTGGGTGCTGGGCAATAAGAGCAGTAGATGTAGACGCCATATGAACACCACCAAGACCAACAGCAGATACGAATGTATCAGAAAACTTAGCATAGAATGTATCTAACAACGCAGGACACATATCATTATAGGTAGTTAGTTCTCGCTGGTCGGCAAGTTGTAAGATAATAGGTAGAATGTCAGCAACATTACATGAAACATTTGTATTGTTAATTTGTGCCGAACTTGTAGTAAATAACTGATTAAGAGGGAACGGCGATAGAGCATCCATACCACACAAGTTAAGAGGTTGGACATCTGCTTTTTCTACTTTAATTTTTAATGTGTAATCGATAGTAGCACGAAGTAAGATTTCACGATTAACAATAATATTCTCCGATGGTACTTGAACGTTGAACGATAGTTGAGTGTTCGATTTGGATACTGCTGGGAACGACTGGTAAGTGTTGGATGAAGCACCAGATTGGACAGCATATGTTAATTGGTCGGAAATTCCAGAAATTCTAGCATCTTTCACAAGCACATTCGTAAAGTCTGAGACAGCGGACATAGTTTATATATTTATATAACATTATAAATATATAAGAATTCCAAGAAGCGACCTTTTCCTAAAAGGAACTCAACGCCGACTTCTCGGCATCCTACCGCCCATAATATCTACCACATCTGGTGCTACTTCTTTAAGTCTGTCTGGGTTTCTGTCTTTCTTTTCAAAAAGTAATTTAAGACTAGCACTACCTCCACTTTGTAAGCGGAAAGGTAGAAGTTGTCCAGTCTTGCTACGCCAGAACACATTAATATCAATATTGCGTATACCCATATTACCAGTTAAGGCAAGTCGGCGATACTCGGCGGTTGGATTATAAATCAAGTTAGGTCTATATCCTTGTTGATTAGTCATTAAGTCAGTAATAACAAGTGCGAAACGATTACCAATTGTAGCACTATTAGGGACATTTCCAGTTGTATTAGACGACGAAAATTGACTTGGTATAATAGGTAGTTGATTTGATGTAAATACGATGCTACCAACAGGACACCAAGCATCAATAGTAGATATTTCTTGTTTTAGTAATATAAAATAGTCTTGTAAAGGGTATGATGAAATACTACCTACTGGATATGGTATAGAAAATACTCTGGTAGCGGTATCATAATATGGGTATAAAAATGGGTAGTCTGGAATTAGAGGTAATGCCCTTAAAGGTATAGTTGAATTATCTTGAAGCAAAGGGACTTGGTTGGGAACATTTAATATAAAGAACTTTTCTCCATCTATAATTGTTTCTGTTGCTGGAAAACTACTAAATAAAGAATATAGACTTGCGTTAAATGCTAGTTTTAATCGAAATGGTTGAGTCGCACCACTAGTAGATACTTGTGTAGTACCAGATGTACTGAATGTTCTTGATGGAGCATAATAGTTTCCTAATACAGAGAATAATGTATTTAAATATAAGTTTGCGTCTAATGTAGAGTTCCATACCATATACGGAGGCGTTGAGAAACATCGTGCTACTATATTAATAAATTCTGCTTTAATAAATGTAGCATTATTTACTCCTAATATATTGACCCATTCAACCCATAATCTATTGAAATTAGCAACATACGCCTCCCTAATAGCGTCATTAACTTTATCTATAAAATTGTTATAACTATGGCAGTGATAGTAAGCAAAAGTCGCTGTATTAACTCCGTTTAACTGCGATTTGGTTGGTTGTAATAGGGTAGTATTATCTGGTGTCCAATATACGTTCGCAACACTTGCTGAATTAATTAATGTCGATGGTAAGTTCTCATTGGTTGCTATATCAAGTCTAAATACTCGTGTTCCAGCGTTGATTTGTACACCGGCAAGATATTCTGTTCCATCTGCGTTTGACGCTACTGAATAACCATAATAGGTAGATGTTGCTACGCCTGTTGAAACTGCTTTATAGTTCCAAGTTGAATTGCTATATTGAAATGATTGAACCGCTCCTGTGTTTGTATTCAAGTTTGGTATACCTATATGAATTGTGTTTCCGTCATAACTCAACGCAACAGAATAACCAAATCCGATAGAACCTGTAAATGTTGATGGTGCTATTAAACCACCAGTTTGGTCTGTTATAGCACCAGAAGCATATTGTAATATTCTGACTTTACCAGTAGTATTTTCCAAAGAAGCACCTACCGCAATAAGAGTTCCAGCATTATTTATACTTATTGATTGCCCAAATTGGTCTAATGAACTAGCATAACTATATGTCGAATAAGAACTAACATAATGAGGCGAAGCAGTCGAATGTATAACATTAATAGACCCAGCAGTAGCAGAAATCGTTTTTGTAGCAACCGCAATATTACCAACTCCATTTATAGCAACACTTAAACCCATAAAAATATCAGTTCCAGCAGTCCCAGACACCGAAAGTCTTGTTGTTGATACACCTGTTTCTGGATTAAAAGCAAGAATATCATAACCTCCGTGAAAGTAAATACCTGTAGATTTAGCAGGATACCCCACTATATAGAGTGTTCCATTTGTATTTAATGCTCCGACAGATAAGGAATAACTCACGGACTTGTTGTGTCGGTGTCTAGCACCTGTAAGTCTATTAAAAATCCAATAGTAAGGACAATCAGAACTACTGCCTATAAAAATAATATTACCATCTCCGCTTATAGCGACATTCTGACCCATCTTCCAACCAGATACAACATCTCCGGAGCGATTAATGTTTGGGTAGATAACACCATTTTCAACATTATCAGATGAGTTACGAAATCCAATATCGGTTATTCTTGCCATATTATAAGTCCCACTCTCGTTTCTTACTCCTATATAAACTTGTCCTCTTAATGAAGCAGTTATATAATACCCAGATAATGTGTATAATTCATAAGGAAGCGACGAAGCATCTGGTTCGCCAATCACTATTACTTCTCCATTATCAGACGAAGCGACCGAATAACCGAACCTTCCAGTAGGCATACCATCACCACCAAGTCCATCTGATGATAAAGTATCTACTAAGGTCGTTGATACAGCACCAGCACTATCAATTTGTAAACTAGCACCTTCTGTAATTACTGCTACTCTATGGATTGTCTTACCAGCATCAAACGCCTCAGCACCAGTTATATCTGGTTCTACAACCAATACCGGAAGATTAGCAGTATCTACAGAAAATCGTGTAACACTCATATTATACTCACCGGCATTATCAATAACAGCAATATCACGACTTTCTAAGAATTGTAGTTGTGGTGCTAATCCAGTCTCATTATTATATGTATTAGTGCTTTGTAAATCAAAATAAACAAAGTCTGGATTAATTGCCTTTGCGAACTCATTTGTCTGGGACATAGTTAATATAATATAGTAATATATTTTATATTAATTGTAATTCCAAGC